TTCAGGACAAAAATTTTTTACAGATTGGGAAGGGCAAGTTGCCATTGTATGGCTCATGGCTATTCCAGCGTGGAGCTAACAGTAAACAAATTGTCGTGACTGAAGGAGAGATCGACGCGATGTCTGTCTCTCAACTTCAAGATAACAAATGGCCGGTTGTCTCTGTACCCAACGGTGCAGCGGGAGCAGCCAAAGCCTTCAAAGATAACCTAGAATATCTTGAGTCCTTCGACACCGTGATCATCATGTTTGACTCGGATGAAGTAGGAAAGAAAGCAGCCGAAAGTTGCGCTCAAGTTCTGTCTGTAGGTAAGGCACGTATCGCTACCCTACCCCTGAAGGACGCCAACGAGATGGTTGTCGAACGCCGAGGCAAAGAAGTCATCTCACTTATATGGAACGCACCGCCTTGGAGACCTGACGGTATTGTCAGCGGTGAGGACATGTGGGAGACCATCAACAAGACTGAAGACTGTATAGCCCACATGTATCCTTGGCCTACTCTCAACGAGATGACGATGGGCCTACGGGAAGGCGAGATCGTTACCATGTGTGCCGGTTCTGGTATTGGTAAGAGTGCAGTCTGCAAAGAGATGGCCTACAGCCTACTGATGGCTAACGAGAAGGTAGGTTACATTGCATTGGAAGAGTCAACCAAGCGAACTGCCTTGGGGATCATGGGCCTGCATCTAAACACACAACTCTACCTGAATCCTCTGGAAGTCAGCGAAGAGGATAAGCGCAAAGCCTTTGATGCTACTGTAGGCAGCGGCAACTACTTCACCTACGACCATTGGGGTTCAGTAGGAGAGACTAATCTCTTATCAAAAATAAGGTATTTAGTAACCGGAGTAGGAAGCAAAATAATTTTCTTGGATCACCTTTCCATCGTGGTCTCTGGATTGGAGGGCGGTGATGAACGCCGCATGATTGACAACACCATGACCAAGTTGAGGAGCCTTGTTGAGGAACTGAGGTTCGCCCTCGTCTTGGTCAGTCATCTGAAGAGACCCGATGGGAAGGGACATGAGGAGGGAGCAAGGACTTCTTTAGCTCAACTCCGAGGCTCCGCTGGTATCGCACAACTGAGTGACATGGTCATTGGTCTGGAGCGTGACCAGCAGGATTCTGCTACCTCTAAACTGACTACCATCCGAGTGTTGAAGAACCGATGGTGCGGTAAGAACGGAGTGGCTTCTACCCTTGAGTTTGATGAAGAGACAGGACGGTTGAGCGAAGCGTTGAACGTACCAGAGGAAGGAGGCGACGATGAAAATCGGGATTTTTAAGGAGAAGCACAAGACAGCGTTGATAACCTTCCGCACTTATCAAGAAACCAAGCAAGATATAAAAGATATATCTAAACGGTTGAACTGCAGTAACAGCGACACCATTGCCTTGGCAATCCATATAATGTCTAAGCGAACCACTTCAGACTTACTTAGACTGACGCAAACAATGTATTTAGACCAGTTGAACGGCATGATTGAGGAAGGAGGCAACGATGAGGCGACTAATTTTTGATATAGAAACTAACGGTCTACTCGATTGTGTCTCCGAGTTGTGGTGTATTGTGTGTAGAGATGCTGATACTGGAGATGTAAAAACATTCGGGCCTGAAGAAGGTGTACGAGGAGTTGAGTACCTCTTGAGTGCCGATGAAATCATAGGTCACAACATCATTAACTACGACATCCCTGCTTTAGTTGAGCTTGGTTACATCGACAAGAACGAGAAGCTACCCAAGGCTACGGACACGCTAGTCCTCTCTCGGTTGATGCACACTAATCTAGGGGAAACAGACAAGCTGAAGAACCTCAAGGCCGAGTACATCCCATCGAAGATGGTAGGATCACACTCGCTCAAGGCTTGGGGCCATCGTTTGGATTGCCACAAGGGAACTTACATCGAGGAACACGGGTACGACCACTACTCGGAGGGGATGCTGGTCTATTGTATTCAGGATACCGAAGTGACCTACCGCCTGTACCATGAGTTGATTGGCAAGGGATGGGACGAGAAGTGCATCGAGCTAGAGCATGAGTTCGCTACGTGCATGTCTCGCATGGAGCAGCAAGGGTTCAGCTTCGACATACCAAAGGCGCGTGAACTTTATGCCAACTTATCATGCAGGAAACTTGAGCTTAACGAAAAGCTAGATGAGTTGTTTCCCCCTGACGTTGTGGAGATGAAGTCTCACATGTGGTTAGGAGAGGAAACTTTATTTGAAACTAAGAAGGCTGCGATTGCGGCTGGGTTCAAGGCAAAGAATGTTGTCAAAGGCCCACTAAAAACTAAGGAGATTCCATTCAATCCCGCTAGTCGTGATCACATAGCTGACCGCCTGCAGCGATTAGGATGGAAGCCGAAGGAGTTTACAGAGCAAGGCAAACCCAAGGTGGATGAGACCATCCTCACCAAGATCAAGCTGGCGAACGATGGGGGAGCAACGGTACTGCTTAATGAATACTTACTATTGATTAAACGAATGGGCCAGCTTGCCGAAGGGCAACAAGCGTGGATGAAGCTGGAAAATAACGGGAGACTTTATGGCAGAGTTAATCCTAATGGTGCTGTAACTGGACGTTGTACTCACTCTAATCCTAATGTGGCCCAAGTTCCACGTGTCGGATCACCGTATGGTGAGGAGTGTAGAAGTCTTTTCAAAGCATCTGATGGGTATAGCCTTGTTGGCTGCGATGCAAGTGGCTTGGAGTTACGTTGCCTCGCTCATTACTTACATGCTTATGATGATGGAGACTATACGAAGAAGTTGCTGCAAAGTGATATACATGTGGAGAATCAGAAAGCGGCTGGCCTTCCGACTAGGGACGCTGCGAAGACGTTTATTTATGCCTTCCTCTATGGAGCAGGAGACGAGAAGATTGGAGAAGTCATTAACAAGGGCCGTGCCGCTGGGAAGAAAATTAAAGAAACATTCCTGAATAGTTTACCAGCTTTAGGACAATTAAAGTCTTGCATTGCTAACACCTTACAGTCTAGAGACTTCTTGAAAGGGTTAGATGGTAGACATTTATTTATACGCTCTGAACATGCGGCATTGAACACGCTGCTGCAGTCAGCCGGTGCTGTTATAATGAAGCAGGCGACTGTTATACTGTACGATACCCTAACAAAAGAAGGACTAGAATATGGGAAAGATTGGGGATTGGTGGCGCACGTACACGATGAGTTTCAGACCGAAGTCAGACCCGATCTGGCTGGAATGGTGGCTGAGAAGGCAGTCGGAAGTATCCGACATGCGGGAGAACAACTGGGTTTCAAATGCCCTCTCGACGGCGAAGCTAGGATTGGACGAAACTGGGCTGAAACACACTAGATTTGAACAAACCGGAGTGGCTGTCGAACATCTAATCCAAGCGAGGTTATTAGCTAAAGGCTTCGCTGTATCTACACCTTCTATTGATTCAGGATATGATTTAATTGTAGATGCGAACGATGGTATTCTAAATAGATTACAAGTAAGAGCTACTGCTAGTGTTCAAAGTATACCTAACAGAAAAGGGAGACCTCCTAGAAAATACTACAGAGTTAAAGCGAGCGGCCAAGGTATTGGCAACTGGACTATTCTAGTTGTCTATATTGTTCCAGAAGATTCAGTCTATTTCATACCTTGGACAGTAGCAAAGAAAACACACATGCTTGCTATCCCTGTAGGGAAACCAAGTAGATACGATGAGTACAAAGAAAACTACAAGGTACTACAGACGACCCACTAAAATTAAAATCTTAAACCAAACGTATAAGATAGAGTGGGTAGCCTCGTCGGATAATCACGGTGCGTGTGACCCTGACAAATGTATCATCCAACTGACTAAAGGTTATCCCAGTAAGGTGATCGCAACGACCTTACTACATGAGTTAATCCACGCTATTAACTTTGCAATGGGAGTGACTGACTCCACCTCCGAAGAAGAAACTACCCAACGGTTAGAGACGGGACTGTCTACCGTGTGGGGAGACAACCCTAAATTATTTGAGTGGTTCCATAAACAATTTACACGATGAGAGTCTTACTAATAGACGGTGATATAATCGCCTACAAACATGCAAGTGGTTCTGAAGTGGCTACGGATTGGGGTGATGACGTCTGGACGTTGCATACCGATACCCGCAAAGCTAAAGCAATAATGAATTTAGAGGTGGAGCGAATAGCTGCTGCCTTGAATGCTGACAAGATTGAAGTTGCACTCTCTTCAAAGACTAACTTCAGACACAAGGTTGACGAGACCTACAAGAACAGCCGAAAGAAAACGAGGAAGCCCATAGGTCTGCCTTGCTTGAGAGAAGAACTATACCACACGTGGAAAGCCCAAGTGCATGATGATCTAGAAGCAGATGATCTGTTAGGGATATGGGCGACAGACCCTATGTACCATGCGGGAGCTACTAAAATAATTGTGTCCATCGACAAGGACATGAAGACTATCCCGTGCGAGCTATGGAACTGGAACACCCCTGAGTTGGGAGTGCAAAAGATCAGCAAAGAAGCTGCTGACTATAACCATTTACTTCAAACCCTAGTGGGAGACTCGACTGATGGATACAAAGGATGTCCTACGGTTGGCCCTACCAGAGCGCAACGAATACTAGATGCTGACCCGTCATGGGAAGCTGTTGTGAAATGTTATGAAGCACACGATTTATCCGAAGAAGACGCCTTACAACAAGCGCGGCTTGCTAGGATACTTAGAGTAGAAAACTACAGTCTTCGGACTAGAAAAATAAAACAATGGACACCGACATGAACATCATTGGCCTAGCAGGAAAGAAGCAGTCAGGTAAAGATACAGTATACCAAATAGCTTCAGAACTATTAGAATCGCCGGTAGGGCGAATCGCATTTGCTGACCCGCTAAAGCAGGAAGTAAGTGAAGCAACAGGATACAGAGTAGACTTCATCGAAGAACACAAACAAGAGTTCCGTAGCCTCCTCCAAGTGTGGGGTACAGATTTCCGTAGGCACTTTTGTGGTACTGACTACTGGATCGAGAAGATGGACAACGCTTTAGAGAAAGCTAAAGGTAACTATAAAAATCTATTTGTTACTGACGTTCGTTTTCCTAATGAAGCTGACTTCATACGAAGTAAGGGAGGGAAACTAATACGAATTGAACGTCGATACATGAGCTACTCTAACGTGCAAGATGCAGTAACCGATCCTCATCCAACGGAAAACCAGATGGACGATTACTCTGACTTTGATTACGTTTTGAACAACGATGGAACAGAGCAAGAACTACACGATTCTGTACGTAATATGTTAACAACCCTAAAAATGTCCAAAAATGCCGCTTGACCTTCCTCTAAATTCTGTTAACGAGAAGTTGCCAACGGTAACTGATGACCTCATCCTCTGGCTTCGGGAGGTATATCCCGATAAGATGCCTCCGAGAACGGAGTCTCTAGATGAGATAATGTTTAAGCAGGGTCAAATATCAGTTGTAAAAGCATTGGAAAGTATAAACGAAGAACTAAAAAATGTGCCTCGCTAAAAGACCTAAACAGATTTCGCAAGCCCCTCCCAAGGCTGTCTTACCTCCTGCACAACCTAATGTGTTGGCAAAAGTAGATAAAGGACAGCCTGCTACTAAGAAAAAAGGACAGAAACGGGGTCAAACTCGTAGGGGTTTAGTTATTGATCGAGCCGAGTCTCCTGCTGGGATAAACACGGGAGGACGAGGAGGCACTTACACATAAAATGGACGTCGGTACTCTCAAATCGTACTACGCAGCTTGCGAACAACGTCGCGACCCTTTTCTACGTAGGGCTAGGGATGCTGCTGATCTTACTATACCTTATCTTGTTCCTCCTGACGGCAATTCCCCTGCTACTGAGTACCATACTCCGCACCAAGGAATCGGAGCGAGAGGTGTAAACAATCTTTCATCTAAACTTTTACTGGCATTACTCCCGCCAAACTCACCGTTTTTCCGTTTAATTATAGATAAATTTGAGTTTGAAAAAGAAAGCGGAGGGGCTGCAGAAGAGGGACTACAGACTGAACTAGAGAAAGCCTTGGCCGAGATGGAGAGGGCTGTACAGAGTGAAGTAGAAACTTCGGCTATACGTGTCGGAGTCTTTGAAGCCCTCAAGCAACTGATTGTTGCAGGAAATGTCTTACTTTATGTACCAGACAAAGGCGGTCTGAGGATATTTAACTTAGATAGATTTACTTGTAAGCGTGACCCAATGGGTAACGTTCAATCTATTATCGTTAAAGAATCTATTGATCCTGACGTTCTGCCTGCCAATGTAAGAATGAGGCTGGAAGAAGAAGGCGATGCTCAAGTCAGTAACACGCATGGCCAGAAGTCAGTAGATGTTTATACAGGGATTTATCGAGATAAGGGGAAATGGATGGTTCGTCAGGAGGTTGCCGACATCAACATACCGGAGGCAGAGGGGTCGTATCCATTAGACCGGAATCCGTGGATGCCTCTCCGGTATACCCGTATCGAGAACGAAGACTATGGCAGGGGTTTCATTGAAGAATACATGGGTGATCTCCAATCTTTGGAAGGTCTGACCCAAGCTATTGTTCAAGGTTCAGCCGCTGCTGCTAAAGTATTATTCTTATGTAATCCAAATGGAACCACACGCCCACGCATTCTGGCTAATTCTCCTAATGGTGCTATTGTTCAAGGTAATGCCCAAGATGTCACGTGTCTGCAAATGGAGAAATTTGCCGACTTCCGAGTGGCTCAAGAAACAATAGCTCAAATAAAGGAGAGATTAGGTTTCGCCTTCTTAATGAACACTTCTATCCAACGCCAAGGAGAACGTGTGACTGCAGAAGAAATCCGGTACATGGCACAAGAGTTGGAAGACGTACTGGGTGGAGTGTACTCAATCTTATCTCAAGAATTTCAACTACCGTTGGTCAATCGGCTGATGGATAGGATGGAAAAAGCTGGCAGGCTACCTAAGTTGCCTAAGAAAATAGTTAAACCAACCATAGTTACTGGGTTGGAAGCTCTTGGACGAGGCCACGATCTCAATAAGTTGGACAGCTTCATATCGGGAGCCAGTCAGCTTTTGGGTGATCAGTTTGCTACCTATGTAAACATGAGTGATTACCTGAAACGAAGGGCAACTTCGTTGGGTATTGATGTTGAGGGTCTAGTCAGGACTGAAGAAGAAATAGCAATGGAACAGCAACAGATGGCTCAACAAGCAATGGCTCAACAAGTAGCTCCGAATGTGGCTAACGCCGCTGGTAAGATGGCTCAAGAAGACCCTGAAAAACTACAAGCAATGGCTGCTGCTGCTGCTCAAATGTAATGTGTACCAACAAAGACTGCTTTGAGGACACATGTACAGGAAACTGTACTAAACAAAAGAAAAAGAAAGAAACCAACAAAGAGGATTGGCCTTGGTATAGGTATGATCCAAAGCATAAAGACTAATGGAGAGAGTAAACATGACCGAAGAAATGCCTGCAGATGATCCCCAAATGGAGAATCCGACAGAAGAAACCTCAGAACTCCAACAGGAGGAGCAAGCGACAGACAGACCAGAGTGGCTTCCAGATAAATTCGGGAACCCCGAAGACCTTGCCAAAGCCTACGGAGAACTTGAGCGGAAGTTATCTTCAAGGGACGCCGAAGAAAAAGGACTCCTTACAGAATCAGATTTTGATCAGTACCAAGAGGAGTATGATAAAAACGGGGGGCTTGGTGATGAGACCTACCAAACGTTAGAGAAAAAAGGGATTTCAAGAGACCTTGTAGACAGCTTCATTCAAGGACGAGAGCTAGCCAGAACCCAGCAAGTAAATGAGATGTACTCTTTGGCTGGAGGTGAGGACACCTACAAATCTATGATCAACTGGGCCGGTGAAAACATGAGTCAGGATGATCTAGACGCTTACAACCAAGCAGTTCAAGGTGATCTCGGCGTAGCCAAACTGGCGATCAAAGGACTTTACGCACAATATCAAGCGTCAGGAGGCCGAACCGATAGCTCACCTCAACTTGTCCAAGGAGGGCGAGGGTCAAACGATGAGGGCTACGGCTCTAATTATGAGTTGATGCAAGACATGAAGAACCCTCTTTACAAAGCTGGGGATGCTAAATTCCACGCAATGGTAGAAAGAAAACTAGCTAAATCTGGAAACTTAGGATGAACTACACCACAAGAGGGCCGAAAGTGAAGCGGCCTAAACCAAGACCAAAATGAAACAAGTAGAGAAAAAAGCAGGGTACAAGAGTACAGAGTTCTGGATGAGCATGGCGGCAGTAGCTGTCGGTGCTATAGCCAGTACAGGATTGGTGGAAGACAATGAGTTTGCTGCCAAGATCGTCGGTTTAATTACAGCTACTCTTGTAGCTCTAGGTTACACCGGCTCTCGTCTGACCCTGAAGAAACATGCTTTAGATGCTCAAGTAAAACTAAACGGTGGAGATACTAATAGTAATACTGAAGGAGATACTGAAACTCCTGCTGAGTGATGCTGCTAAACCTGTTACGGCAACGGTGGCTCCTGCTGTCCCTCGTAAGTTGCGGGACGCTTGGGTTAACGGGATGCTTGACAAGTGGAAAAAAAGCAGTCTTCATTCAGCCGAGTGACAATTTGGTTCGTACTGGGCCAAACGTTACTGGCCGTGTGTACTACTGGAATGGGACAGAGTGGGAACTTTCTAAAAACAAAGTCACTCTCCCTGAAGGTTGGTTAATGGGGCCGTTAGAACTGCCTGAAGAGGACGCTGAATAGCCTGACTACGTCAGACAACTACGAGAGCGCAATCGAAAGGTTGTGTGTTTGAAACTATAGTGAGTGCTATAGTTGTTTTAGTTGTTTAACATAAAAAGAAAGATAAATAGAAATGGCGAGTACTGCTCAATTATTCGGAAGCGGCTACCAAGGACGGGTAGGTTCCAATAACTTCAATAGCGACACCACAGGACTCTTCTTAAAGAAGTTTGCTGGCGAGGTGATGACGGTCTTCGATGAGAAGAATATAATGAAACCTTTGCACACGATCCGCACGATCAGCAAAGGTAAATCTGCACAGTTTCCAGTAATTGGTACAGCCAACGCTGGTTACTACACCCCCGGCACGGACATCCTTGATAATGCTGTCGGTGGAGGTACTGATGCAGGCGGTGGTATCAACAACATGAAGCAGACTGAAGTGCTGATTCACATTGATAAGGTCTTGATGTCTTCGACATTCATTGCCTCTATTGATGAGCTTGTCTCTCACTTCGATGTTCGCTCACCTTATACTCACCAGCTTGGTGAAGCCTTGGCTAATCAGTTCGATAAGAACGTACTCAAGGTTGCTGTCAAGACGGGTGCTAAACAAGGCGATGACGGTCAAGGCGATGGTAATCCAGACTTCGGTTTGTTGCCTGCTGACGCTTGGATCGACGGACAGACCAAGAAAGGTTCTGTTGTTTACTCGAAAGCTGCTGCTGGTTCTACTGGTCGTGACGATGAAAACACGGCTAATGCTACTGGCGGTGATATAGGTAAACTGAGAGACAATCCGGCTGCTGATGCTATCCGTAATGCGCTCTTTAAGTCAGCCGAGTTGCTAGACAGCAAGGACGTACCTAAGAGTGATCGGTATGCTATTATTACACCAAAGATGTACTATGAGTTGATTAACAACTCTACTAGCTCTGATGTAATTAGCACTAGCATGATCAACAAGGACATCGGTGGTGAAGGTTCTATCGCTGCTGGTACTATTGTTCGTGTGGCTGGTATTACGCTTCTCGTAAGCAATCACCTTCCTCACGGCACGATCAACAACCACGCTAACGCATGGGGTACTGCTACCGGAAACAACTACGACATGATCTACAATGATGTCGCAGGAATTGTGTTCCAGAAGGGTGGCTTCGCTACCTTGAAACTGCAGGACTTGACGATGGAGTCTGAGTACTTGATTCAACGCCAAGGTAACTTGTTCGTTGCTAAGTACAGCATGGGCCACGGGCCTCTCCGTCCTGAGTCTGTTGTTGTCTGGTCTGACGGTCAGCAAGTAGGAACTGCTTAATAGATAATCGTGGGGAGCCTCCTGCCATCGGGCAAGCCCATCGTATGGGTGCAGGGGGTTCCCCTTTTTTTCTTACTAATTGCTTTCAGTATGGAACTTACCTCTCAAGAAAAACAGCGAGTAGTAAACGCGCTGAGTTATCGTAAGCCTAAAGTGTCAGCCTCAAAGGCTGCATTCAAGGCTCGTCTCTATAAAGAAGAAGGTAAGGGTAAACCTAACCGTGATGGGTTTTCATACTTAGATACTAAGAATCACTTAACAGTAGGGGTTGGTCACAAATTTGAAAAAGGTGATCGCGCTGTCTTTCAGAAACTCTTCGGTAAGTCCGTAGACTATGATGCAGTACGCAGAGGAAAAGTACCCCTCAATGATCAGCAGATGGAGAAGCTGTTGAACTATGATGTAGATCGAAAGGTCGCAACATCTAAAAGACTTTTCCCTAAATTTGATAAGTACAATCCTGAACTACAAGGAGCGATTCTAGATGGTGTATATAGAGGAGACTTGTCAGGCAGTCCTAAGACAAGGCGGTTAATGAATGAAGGTAAATGGGAAGCTGCTGCCAAAGAGTACCTAAACCACGAAGGGTACAGAGAATCGAAGAAGAAAAAAAGTGGCATCTATAAGCGTATGAATAGGAATGCAGCGATAATAAAGAAAGGTAACTAATGGCAACTACAAAGTTAGAAGCAGTAAACCAGATGCTGTCCTCGATAGGGCAAGCACGTGTTAATCAGTTGTCCTCTGCAGGAGAAGCTGGAGATGCTCAGAAAGTTTTAGAAGAGATAGACACCGCTGTTCAATCCGAAGGCTGGCACTTCAATAGATTCCACAATGTCGAGTTAGCTAAAGGTACAGGATCAATCTCCGTTTCAGTCAGCGGAGCTAACATAACAACTGCAGGATCAGAGAAACATTTTTTAATTAAAGGAGAGAAAGTAACTATAGGCGGTACAGCTTTTACGGTAAGTACTATTACGTCAGACACGGCAGCAACTTTAAGCGGTAGTCCTTCAGGTACATCATTGTTGTATGCAGATCGAGTTGCTGTCCCTACTAATGTATTAAACATCGACGTCAGTCAGTATCGTTATTCAGATATTGACCCAGTTGTAAGAGGCAAGTTCCTTTATGATCGCCGTAACGCTACTTACAAATTTGACAGTAAGTTAGAAGCAATCGTTACGTATCAGCTTCTGTTTAATTTTGATACTGCAGTTAGCAACACGGGTGAGCCTGTTCTTCCAGAGTATGCTAGACGCTACATCACCACTAAAGCTGCACGTGTGTTCTCTCAACGATACGTAGGAGATAAGGAGCTAGTGCAGATGCTGGCCCTTGAAGAACAAGAAGCTCGTACAAATCTTATCCATAAAGAATCTGAGAATGCTGACTACAGTATCTTTAATAGTCCTTTGTCTAACTACACGGTAGACCGTCAAGCTGGTGCGTCTGTCTCGTACACAAGTGAATCCTAATGCCTTTAATCAAAAACGCAGTATCGTCGCTTACCCAAGGCGTAAGTCAGCAAGCTGAATCTCAACGGTTTCCATCACAGGCTACCGAACAGATCAACGCTTACTCGTCTCCGATTAAGGGTCTCGTTAAACGTCCTCCTACTAAGTTTGTTAACAGGGTAGAAGCAGACACTACAGGGAAAGCCTTTGTACACACGATTAACCGAGACAGTTCTGAGCAGTACACCGTAGTTGTTAATCCGTACACCGCTGTAACTGTAGCTGGCTTCGACGTTGGTACAGATACTGTCGAGATTACCACAAGCGACGGGGAAGAATTAGCTGTCAATACAGCCATTCGATTCACCATGACTACACAGTCAGGGCAATTTCCTAAAGGCATTGAAGCCAACACAACTTATTATGTAAAGACCAGCGCAGCTTCAGGAAGTAACTTCAACATTACCCTGAGTAAAACTAAAGGAGGTGCATTAGTACGGATAGGTAAAGTACAAGTCGATGGAATTAAAATAGTATCGGTACGTGAGAAGGCTACCAAGCAATGGGTTGATGGTGTGTATGAGATAACCTTTGCTGCTAATCATGGGTTCTCCGCTGGAGACGTCATCACTATTGATAACCTAGCTGGGAAAGCTATAACGATGTTGGGAGAGACTACGAAGTATGAACTACGTGTCCCTGACAACTATGATTACCACTACACTTACTCCACCAGCGAAGGCTATGAAGTTAAAGCATGGGATGCTAACAAGTTTCTTTTAGGTATTCCTAACAAAGGCAGAACCCTTGACCAGAATCTAGGGTACGCGACAGATACTGAAACGCTGGCTGGCTGGAATCAGATAGGTGACAATGATCTCCATTGGACAGCCCTTGACGCTACGCCTTCACCAAGCACTTCACATAATAAGTGCGCCACATTAAGGTGGAACGTCGATGACTCGTTTCCTGCAGGCTGGGACTCTTCTAAATTATTAGGTTCTTTAATACGTTTAGGAAACAGACGTAACAAATCTAAAACCCATAGAGCTATAGTGACGGGACATGACGCTTCGGCTCGTACCATAACTCTTGAGAGCATTGCTGATTTAGAAGATGAGTTCTTCGACTCAAACATTTACGATCCTAATACCGGAGCGGTTATAGATACATACAGTACTTCTTCCAACCCCAAGTGGGTGTTTGTTGCGATATGGGGAGACACCTCAAGTTCAGCTTACAATGAAGGCAGTAACCCTAGACAATTTAAAGAGAGTGGGACGCCTAAAGAAACAGCCGACGCAACTGTTGGTTCCGATACAGCCGTAGGAACTTTCCGTGGAGAAACGGGAGGCATCAGCATCTACGATAATGCTACCGGAGCGCAACAGACTTTAAACATAGACTCTGGTCTAGAGTATTTAACAGAAGGCAACGATCCTAATAAGAATTTAAAAGCAGTTACCGTAGCTGACTACACTTTCCTTGTTAACAAAAGTGTTCCGACTCACGCTAAGTCAGACACTAAGTATGAAAAAAGGTACGAGGCGATAATAACAGCTAAGACTGCTGACTATGGTAAACGCTACAAAGTTAAAGTAGGTACAGCAGCCAGCCCGATTGAAGTAGTAGCAGATGGGGGAAGCAATACTGTAGCTTATGTAGACATCAAAGGTCGTAACAAAGAGTTAGAGAACGAGAAATGGATAGCTAGGATTCAAAGTAAATCTACCGATCCTAAATACAACGGCAGAGAAATTCGTATTGTTCAGTCATGGGATTGGAACCACTATAAAACTAGTGTAAATCAATACAAATTACCTCAGTATGCAACAGAAGCAGAAAGAAAATCGTATGGTTATGAAGATTTCCTACCTAGACTAACCCTTGGAGTCAAAGGTGTTCCACTTGCCAATTACTTTTATCATAACGAACGAATTGCTGCTCACTATACAGGCCAAGAGCTAACCATTTATGGTAATTTCCATTGGGCTAGCAGTTCAGAAGTCACAAGCAGGCTAACTACAGTACAGGATTTAATTGATCTGTTTGCTAACACTCCTGAACTTGCTGCAGATTGGGAAGTTAAAACTCTTACCGGAACAGCTACCTCTACTACTCCTACTGTAGCTGGAGATAATACTGCAGCCGCTGGGTATACCTTTGACAAATGCATTGTCGGTAAAGAAGGAAGAGAGTACGACCACGAAGGTCACAAATATCGCTTCGGTCGCAACGAATCCATTAGTGGGGATTGGTCAATAGCTGCAGGAGGCTTTACGTTTAGTACTCAATATAGGTCTGCAGGGTATCTAAGTCCTTCAGCCGTACCAGACAAAAAGTTTGAAAGAAAGTATTTCACTAGTCACGCTGGACGTACTCTAGTAGGAGCATCGTGGGACAGCACGGACACAACTTCTCCTTCAATTCATAAGATAGAGACAGGCGAGTACTGGTACAAAACTCCTAAGTGGACAGGCAATGAACATCAAGTAGCTACTGGTACAGAAAAGATTGCCGAGATGCTGGCCAGTAGTGCTAGGATTGCAGGCGGTAAGTGGGATAACACGGCTCCCTTAAAAGCTAACGGGCGACCGCTAACAGAAGCACCAGCCGGTGCAAATGGAGTAGACTACACAGGCTCAGTAGCGGCTAAAGGAGCAGAAGAATGTTTCGGCTTATCCTACCAAGGGCCAAACAATAACCAAGGTTATCTCCATGATATTAACGCTGCAGGGTCTAACAAAATACTAGGAGAACATGAAGGAAACTGGCAAGTCCAGCAGCAAGGGTACACCATTGCATTACTAGCTCCCGACAGAGCGCAATTTCAAATTTCAGTTGAGGATGACTTCGGAGGACGAGGACTGTCTCTTACATACTTTGAGGTAGGAGAGTCAGCCGATTTACCAGCGGTAGCTCGTCACGGTCATATAGTTAAAGTCATAGGAGATGCTAGAGAGGAAGCTGACGATTATTATTTACGCTTTGAAGGTGATGATCCTAATGAACTTTCCACGTTACAGCATGGACGCTGGCAAGAATGCGTAGGCTACGAGCAACGGTATCTATTGGACTCTGCTACAATGCCTGTCGGATTGGTCAGGGAATCTGATGGGACGTTCACTCTGAAACAACTTCAATGGGACGAGAGGAAAGCTGGAGATGATATTTCCAATCCGTTCCCTTCGTTCGTTGGAAACACTATTAGTGACATCTTCTTATTTAGAAACAGATTAGGATTTCTGTCAGGAGAGAACATCATCTTTAGCGAAGCTGGAGAATACTTTAATTTCTTTAGAACTACTGTAGCTGCTTTGGTTGACTCGGCTCCTATAGATATTGCTGCCAGTACCAACAAAGTAAGCACATTGCATAGTGCAGTTCCTTACAATGAACGTCTAATACTCTTTAGTGATCAAACTCAGTTCACTCTGGATGCAGACCCATTCCTATCGGTACGCCATGTTACCCTTACTCCTTCTAATGAAATTGATAACATACCCGACGCCACTCCAGTTGTCAGCGGCGATGCTATCTTTTACGGCTTTTCTCGTACTGGTTATAGCGGAGTGGGACAACTGAATGTCTCATCGTCGGACGCTGACCTTATCGAATCTGGAGATGCTACGGGACACATACCTAAGTACATCAAGGGTAACATTACTAAATTGGCAGCAGCTACAAATGAAGATGTAATCTGTTGCATTACTGATGACACTACTTCTGCTTCTCTGTACGTACACAAGTACATGGTCAATGAGCAGAACCAGAAGATTCAGGCAGCTTGGTTTAAGTACCAGTTTGGGACTACTAATGACTTTATTGCTGACATCTCCTTCTTAGGAAACACACTTTACATGGTCGTAAAGAGAGGCTCCGAGATGTTCCTAGAATCCTTAGTCTTTGAAGACGAGTTAAAGACTGCAGGCATGGACTACGAAGTCCTGTTAGATCAGCGCATAGATAACCTCGGCATCTCTGTTAGTGGAAGTACCACAACGGTGACGCTACCAACGGCTACAGCGTACACCATGACGTCTGCTCATCGAGTAGTTACTGAGGACTCTGCCATTCTGACGCCCTCTAACATTACAGCTACTACGTTTGACCTTCCCGTTAACCTTACAGGCAAGAAGTTCTTTATAGGTATTCCTTACACGATGGAGTACACGTTCTCTCAACCTTTCTTAAAGTCACAGAAAGTTACAGAGACAGGCAGATACCAGCTACATCGAGGTATCCTGCAGTATGCTAACTCAAGGAGTTTTACTTTAGATGTAATCCATAACGCCCACATAGCAACAGAGTTCCAGACTACCAATACTAATACATTCACGACGGATTCAGTACAGAACCTCTTAGAAGGCACGGCTGAATTGCAGGAAGGGAAATTCTTATTTCCTATCCGAGAAAGAAACGATAGGCTAGGGATGGTCTTGAAAAACACATCACCATATCCCGCTGATTTTTTAAGCATAGATTATGAAGCTAGAGTCTTTTCAAGAGGAAGTAGATGGAGCCGTTAAGTGGAGCTTTGGTAAACTAGATGTTGAACACGCCACAATTTCCGATGCCGAATACATCGCAGATAACTTACGTAGAGCCGACTTGGCTGAGATCAAGGCATCCACAGGGACACCTCCTAAACGAGTGCTTACAAATGGAATCACCACATCAACCCCGTGTTACGTTATACGACATAGAGCCACAAGAAGACCCTGCGGAGTCTTTGGTACACGTGACTCTGAGCATCCCGAAAGCGGAATTGTATGGCTGCTCGGAACTGACGATCTCACTACCAACGGAACTGCTTTCATCAGACACTCAAGACTCTGGCTAGATGAATTACATAAAGCATACCCCTTACTTTGGAATGTCATTGACGCACGTAACACGGTTCATCTTAACTGGCTGCGCTGGTTGGGCTTTGAGTTTATTAAAGAGATACCCAAGTACGGAGTAGAACGAAGAGAATTTATTTTATTTAGAAAGTATAAACATGACTGAAATCCTAAACTTTTTATTTAGCTCACCTGAAGGAGTTGTATTGGCATGTGACCCTGTTGTTCTAGGCACGATGCTTGTTATTTCTGCAGCTAGTCACGCTAGTCAGTACCAGCAGCAGAAGTACACGGCTGAAGCTACAGAAAAGAAACAGCGGGAGATGGCAGCTTTCCAAGCTCAAGAGACTCAAATGGCTTCTGTCGATGCACAGAACCAAAAGCAAGACATACAGAGACGTCAGCATGGAGAGGAGCAAGAGTTAAAACGTAGGGGGATGTTGATGCGAGGGCAGGCAGTAACCTCGGCGGGAGAAGCAGGACTGTCTGGAGCATCCTTTGATGCACTTGTGAATGACTATTGGTCTAGGGAAAGTCAGCTAGCTTATGCTTCTCAAACTGAAGCCCAACTGGCGTCAGCTAAAATTGATACCGAAATGCAACGGATTGAACTTTCAGGAGGTTCTAGGTTAGCCAGCATCTACCAGCCAATTCAACAAGCCCAAGCTGGCCAAGCGGTTCTAGGGTTTGCTGGAGATGCTCTGGATATTGGTGGGGATTTCAAAGGCAAACGAGGAATGTTTAGGGACAGCTAAGAGACATGGCAGCTAAAAAAAGAGTAACACCAGATGTAGCAGGACTAGGGCAGATGCCTCAAGTTGACACCAGTAGACCCGCTTCATATCCGCTAGTCTCTGGAGGAGGAGGAACAGTAGGAACACCACCTAATTGGGCTGCTTCTTTAACTCGTTTTAACAAAAGTCTCGGCAACTTCTTTAGTGGAGTTGATGCAAAAGCGGAGAGAGAAGGGATGGATCAACTGGTAGAAATCCTGAAATCTGATGCTGTTACTGACGAAGAGATTCAAATAGAGAAGTGGCTGAAAGATAATAACAAGCCAAACTTCCTGCACCCTGCAGTCCCAGTAAAGGTAGTTCAATATGCTGGCACGTTTCAGGGAAGAGAGGACGTCAACGCCATCGTCAACACGCCAGAGTTTCAGCAGTATACTTGGCAGGAACTAAACAATGACTCTGGAGTAGATGCAGAAGGCAACGAAGACCCAAGAGATTTTCTCACAAAAATTCAAGAGAGAATCTACAGCGAACTTCCGAATCGAAAATACGTAGGAAAAACTGCAGGCCCAAACTGGAGACGAGGATATGACCCTGCAGTCTTGGACGCTGTTATGGCTTTCAAGGCAAAGCTAGAACCGGAGATTAAAAAGCATTCTTTTGCTAAAGCTAAAGAGGCAAACATTAACGAGGCTACACGTGTTCTTGTTGATGCTCTCGACTCTGCAAACTGGTTAACAACGGTAGCTGATTGGGGTAGAAAAGTATCGAAGATGAAAACTACGTGGCCTTCGGATGGCGTAGTAAACATGCGAGATGACTTATTCAACGTTGCGATTAAGTCAACGATGGAAGCTGCAATGGCAGATGTAGATGCAGACTACGACAAGCTGTCTAAACAGTTTAACGCATTACTTAATTTAAAGTTAACTAAACCTGACGGAAGCCGTGGAGGTCACATTTTTGATGATGTACAGAGACAAGAAGGCAAGCTGCTTCTTTCTAGAATGTATGATGCAGAGATCGGATTACAGTCTCGGCGGCGTCAAAGAGATGAAGCTGACCAAAAGTATGCTAAAACTGTAATTACTAATTTATTCCAAAGTTTCCCACAAATGATTGAGGAGCATCCAAAGCTCCAAAAGATGGGACTAAAGAAATTCCAAGACCTGACTCCTGACAACTTAATGGAAGTAGTAGAGATTGTCTCGAAATCGGGATGGATTAACTACGACGAGAAGATCATGTCTCGCATAGCTGAAGGAGCCAGAGTTAGTTTCTTCAATGACATTAAGGATAGGATTGAGGCAAACAAGGTAACTGACTTATCTAATGAATCTAAATTAGCTGCTAACGAGGCAAGCGTCATGCGGTCTCTGATTGAGAATCATCCCCAGTATAAATCGGCTCTCGCCCAGTTTGACATACGAGCGTACCTTACAGGAACTAAGAATCTAGATAACTTAGCAGTTGATGTAACTAATGCAGTAGATACTAAATTTCTCAAATCGTCAGTACTGTCGGGCTTCAACATTACAGAAGAAGCGATTGCATCATTAGTCCAATCAATGGTGGCTCAACATACCACCAGCCGAGGAGTTACGGGAGCTAGCGATAGCCCTGCAGCCAATGTGGCTCGTCAGGTTCTGCAGGACGGCCAGAGGCTGATGCAGAGTGGCCACCAGTTTACTGACGAAGAATTACAAGAGTACATCAATGTTGTTCAAGAGTCCTTTGTCGGGGAGAAAGATATAGATGATGATCTTAATAAACTAATTACTTCTATTAAAGAACAGCAAGGCAACGAACAGTACTACAAACACTTTAACGATGTTCAGCCAAAATTGATGGTGGAGTTTCTGGCTCCTACAGGGGATGAAAACGCAGAGCTATGGACAGAAGTCCAACGATGGGCATTACTCGATTATGACGCTGCAGTTCAAAATCTACCGGATCATCAAAGAGCATTGAAACAGTTCCTTCCACCAGTTGGTGACGCAGAAATGTCGAAGAAGGTGGCCGCAGCTTCTAGAGTTATCCAAACAATAGCTACAGATTACAACAGAGTTTACAATGACGTAGTTACTAAGTGGAAACGAAACGCTATAAGGTCAGGCGTTCTTCCAGATCAACTCGATGATGAGTTTGCAGGAAAAGAACAGCTACTAGAAAAAGAAGTAATTGATCGTATGCGAGCGTTTAGAGCAGGGTACAATAAGACTTACCTTGATCTGACTACTGAAAACAAAAACGATACCAGCATATCAGATGAAGACGCACGTAATGCTGGCTTCGGAAGTCCTGCAATAAAAGCCTTACACGCTAAGTCTCAAAATTTGAGGCTAGATCGGGACATGGCTATCGAACAATTCGTGCAGGACGCACAGCAAAAACTTAGTGATTCTTCTGGAGAAGGGTTTTCCAACTTAAAAGGAGACGAATCTGTCGGAGTAACTGAAGGGCCACATATTTCTTTCTTTGAAGGAGACTCGTCTGATGAACGGTACGAAAGGTTTCGTCGTATACAAGATGAGAAAGAAGAGGTTGAAGCGCAGATAATTTCATCATTAGTTACTGAGCATAATAAGATGATGAAGTACACCGACGCTGAAGCTGACGGTGACGATGTGGCAATCAGTCAAGGAGCCATTGAGGCTCTAAAAAGTCAGTACAAATCTTTTGCTGCAGCTTACAAAGGGATTCCTTGGGAATCCATGCTTGAAGGTAACGCTGAAATAGAACTACCTCCAGAGTCAGGTATTACCATGAGAATGCCTGTTAGCTACGGCGATCCAGAAATATCGGTTAACGATACTATGGCGTTTAAAAGCTACGGTGAGGCACGTGAGTTTGAAGGTGCTTTTAATTTCTTTGAGCAGTTTGTAGATGGAGGTGGAGAACTTGTATCTAACGCAGGCACTCCTTCAGCAGAAGACGGATTAAAGGTGACTCCGTCAATGCAGATGAGTGAGTCGGATAAGATGAAGTTAGAACGAGGAGCTAAAGTAGTTGAGTTTGCTCGACGTTTCTTAGACTTAGATATAATGAGCGGTGATCCAGATCATCGTAAGCAACAGCAAGAAAAATTAGATAGGTGGATGCTTCGTCAGCGATCAATAATAATCGCTACCGATCCCTCTAAATTACCTGAAGAAGAAAACCTTCTGATCAAACGGAAAGCTGTAGATAACTTTATTGCTTCAGGTGAGCTACTTAAAGAAGCGAAAGAGAAAGCACCAAAAAAAGATTTTGCTGACAGGATATTAGGAGGCAGCTTTATGTTGCCAAATAATTTTGATAAGAAAAACACCTTAATGTTTAATGGAGTAAAGCACACTCCAGAAACATGGAGGAAAATTAAAGCAATCCGAGACTACAATGATTTTCTATATAATAGTGATTTCTCTGAAGGACTCACGGGGAGAGAAGCCCTCACGCTTTATGCCGGTCTGTCTGGCGGCGATATAGCAGCTACCCGCTACGATTTCCATGACGGCGACATAGGCAGCTTTAAGGAACTTATCCACGCTGTTATGTCGGGAGCGTCTGACAACATAGACAGTTGGTACAAGAGACCTCGCAGGAAGAAGCCTCTTAACATAGACGAACTTACTGATGAAGATCGTTATGTGATTGCACAGGAATTAGCACTAGCTGATCAAAAGTATAGAAACCCGATGAACCTGAACGCCTCGTATGAAGATTTAGACGTCTTAATTGCAGGGGGTTTAGAAAAGTCTGAGGTTCTTCCTGACCCGTTTGCCAATGATTTGCCTATTCAAATTCAAAAGTATCTCGATCTACTTCAATTTCCAGATACAAAGAGCCAAGAACTGGCAGATGCGTTCAGAAGGCTTTATGATGCGTCAGACATTGGACTCGTTTACGGGCCAGAACTAGACACATTTGAGATGAAGATACTTCCATTACCTCCGAGGCAAAAAGGGTCTGGAGCGTGGGACAGCGACTACTACAAGAAAAAATAATAATGCCGATAGGACAACAACAGTTTACTCGCGAAGAGATTGACGAAGCCAGCAAGCTCAAGAATAAGATAAATCGTCTGCATGGGCAGTACCAAGAGGGGTACTTCCACGACCAACATCGTCGCAACCAAGAGGGATGGCTTTCTCAGCTTGGAGCATCAACGATGCGAGGTGGTCTCAAGCTAGTGGAGAACACCGTCAACCTTCCTACAGACTTAGCAGGGTTTCCTAAACTCATTGAACCTACAAAGCTGATCGAACAACGAGAAGGCTGGGGCAACCACTTAATTGAAAACGTTGTCGATTACGCTGGGGCATACGTAGGAGTGGGTAAACTCAAATGGTTCAGTAAAGTTAAACCGGCTACAGTTGCAGGAGGACAACGTGCAACCACTAAGGATTTGCTGAAATCGGCTGCTAAACAAGGACTAGCTAGAGGTGCGGCTGCTGACTTTATTGCTTTCGATGGTAGCGAGAGTCTTGTGATGAGTCTGTTAGATTTACATCCAGACTTACATTCTGCTTACGATGAGATCACTTCTATTGAAGGTTGGCAGAACATGTCTCTAGAGGAACTGAATAGAGAAACTTTCAAGCAAGGATGGGATGCAGACCGCCTAGCTGCCAACTGGGGAGGACGTATGTTTAACGCCGCAGAAGGAGCTATGATTCAATCGTTCCTGAGTGTCTTTTGGCAGGCTGCTAAACTAAAATATGTTAATGACAAATCTACAGAAGCCGCAGGAGCAGGAGTCGATAAGAAGATTCAGGAAGGAGTTGATAAGACTGCTGCAGACGGAGCTACTAAATCTACAAAGCACTTTATCGACCCTGACGAAGATTTAACCTTTAAGCAACGCCAAGAGAAAGCAGCATGGGAACACGGAGAGCAAGTCCGTCCTGACCAAGGAACCGAAGCTCTCAAGAAGCAATCAGATGAAGCAGAAGCCGAGTTAGAAAAACTCAAGACAGACCTAAAAGAAAAGGGGGAAGCAGCTAAAAACAAACCGGCTGAAGAAGCTCCAGAACTAGATAGCCTAGCCCCTAAGAATCTGGATAAAGCTACCGAGTTGGAAGCAGGAGCCGCTCTGCTGAAAAACGCTGACGGACTCAGCGATGAGATGTTTGATCTTACAAAAGGCATCCACGATAGTGGACGTATTGCTGATGATGCAAAAATAACCAGAGGAAATTTTGCGCCAGCAGGGTTTGACGAAGTTGATCCTTCAAAAATAAACAATTTTTACGGAACTCCTCAAGCTCCAAAAATTTCTCCAGTAGCTATCTTCAAAGACGATACAGGAGCGATGCATGTCTCTGTAGACAAACAACGCTTAAAACAGATTTGGGATTTCTTCAGAGAGAGTGATCAAATCACTATGAATTGGGATTCTATGGGGCGTGTACTAAGTGCGCCTAATATGAAAAGGATGCCTTTTGAATTTGCTGATGGAACCTTCGCTCTTAAAAACTTAGCAGAAGGCAGTAAGACTTCCCTTAGACGTTATAATAAAGATTTATTCTCCAGCTTTGATGACTTCACAGCGTTTGTCTTTGCAAGAGGAGAGGCACAGATTCGTTTTCCTAAGTTCAAAGGAAGGGTCGAAAGCGTAGCTCACCACCAAGGACGTTTAGATAAAGCTGCAGCTAACAAGATGAGGCGTCAGGGGTTAGGCAATTTTTGGAAATACGAGTGGAACCCAAACCCAAAACGAGGAGAAAAACAATGGGTTGTCGATGAGGATACGTTTCTCAAATCGTTGTTTAACAATATCAAAGAAGGCAAGAAACTTGTACAAGACTTGGCTGACCTTAAAGCAGGAAAAGCCAAAGACCTTAACGAGATTTTTCTTAAAGCCTCAAAGATATTAAACGTAGATGCAGCAATGACTGATACGCATCTAAAGTATGCTACATCTCGCTTGATTCATTTCTTTCAGTCTCAACTAAGAGAGGCTTTCCAAACTACTGTACAACATCCAAGACATGAGCAACTCGCTTCAGCTATTCAATGGTTAGGCGAAGGGACAAGTCGAAAGACAGCTAGGGATTGGATAATGAATGATCTCCTTAATCACATAGACAACTTGGCTATGGCTAACAAGCTATCTCCACAAGGAGTCATTGAACGATTAAGGAAAGGCCGAGGAGATTGGGGCTTACTGCATCCTGAAATTAAAGTTAAAGGAAGTGACATTCTAGAGTCTCTCAAGATGGATGAGAAGGTTGCTACAGAAATGTACATCCGAACATGGGCTTACCGTCTCAACCAAGCAGCAATGATGAGGCAGTTTGATGAAGTAATAGACCGAGTGGTTAAAGCTGGTGATGATGCTGGCGACCGGACGTTTGCTGAACTGGCGGTAATCATTGAACGCTTAGAAACCCAGTTAGGATCGTTCCGAAACTTAGCCACCGCACATGGTAGAAACCTCCAAGCTATGAGAAATCTCGGAGAAGCTACCGGCATGAAGCAAACAGATGAGGCTGCTATATTAGCCGAGATTGTTAACAGAGGTGGAGGTAAAGCAGGAATGAAGAAGCTGGCAGAACGGCTAGCAGCAATCCGCAAAGCACATGGAGATGACGTCGAAACTGTCGCAACGCTGACACGTAGTAATCTCCACCGTTCTGTTACTGGAATTGACGTCCACAACGAGTACTGGCTTAACTCAATCTTGAGCGGCTTAACAACGCAGATTGTCAACGGTGTTGGTACGGTGCTTCACATAGCCTTAAAGCCTGTAGAAGGCGTTCTAGGAACTATTGGAAAAGGAGGCGACAAGACAGCAAGACAAGAGTTTGTCGCTCAAGGAGTCTATGCAGCCAACATGATGCTTGATACGGTTAAGTTCCTAGGAGCAATGGCTAGACATCGTGCTGCTTACGCTGTCGGAGCAACGAGTGAACAATCGTATCTGTTTGGGAGAGGCGAGCGTTTACAACCTAACCGTGCCTTACAAAACCCTGAAACTCAGCTAAGTCATACCGCCGAATTTGACCGCAACACCTTCATTAGGGAAGGAGAAGTCCCTAAATCGAGAATTGCAGGCGAAGGAATTGGACTTAGACGGGAAACTAATATGGCTGCTCCCATTTATGCTGCAGCTAAAAAAGCCTTCCATTCTGGTAAGTCTGTTATCGAATCTCGTAGTGAGTTATTTGATGTAACTCCTCACCAAGCAATCACGGGTGATCTACTGCCTGAACATTTCTCACAAACAGCTAAAGATTCTTTAGATTGGTTGGGCAACGTAATTCGTATTCCCTCCCGTTTGATGATTACAACTGATGAAGTTTTCAAACAGATTCAATATAGGTCTGCTGCTCTAGCCGAACTAACTACGGAAGCTATGAAGGTGCTTCCTAAAGAAAATCACACGGTAGACGGAATGACGGATTACATAGCAGCCAGATTCCAAGGTCTTATCCGCAAAAACGGAGCGAGGTACACTCCTGACAACATCAAAGACGAAGCGATGACTAACTTCTATCGAGCCGTCCGAGATTCAGAAAGAAGTGCGCTGGACGGAAGGCAGAAGCCTCTTCCAGAGGAGATGAAGAATAGGGATGACTATGTCGCCAGCTACTTTGCAAAGAACTATGATCCTCAACGAAAAGCACTTTCTGATTATGCTATGGATTGGGCTGAAGACAGTACCTTCACTAGAGGATTAAACACCGATATGAAGGAGCTAATTGATAAAGGCTACTTCAAACAAGGTGATCAGACAATCGGCCAAGATGTACAAGACTTTGTAGGCAAGCACTCAGCCGCACGTGTTGTTGCACCATTTATTAGGACACCAATAAACTTGGTATCGTTCCCCATGCGTCGAGTGTGGCTCCCTGACCCGATAATGCAGAAGATGGTAGATAACCCTGACGGGTGGTTTTCCAAGATGCACCTGAAGTACAAAGCAGACATGCTAAGTGGTGATCCTAGAAGGCAAGCAATGGCCTACGGACGATTACGTACTGGCGGCATGATGTACGCTTCTATGACAATGCTAGCTGCAACAGGGACAGTTACGGGAGGAGGGCCGAAAGACCCGTCAAAACGTAACCAATGGTTAGCTGCAGGAGCTAGACCGTACTCTGTTAAGGTAGGCGATAAGTACATTTCGTATGCTCGACTTGATCCGTTTGCGACAGTACTAGGTCTAGCCGCTGATTATACTTACATGACTAAAGAAGCTATGCGTACAGGAGAATACAATGAGAATGCGTGGTATACGATAGCATCGTCTTTTATCTTTGCTTTAGGTGACAACATCGCTAGCAAGACTTACCTACAAGGATTGTCAGACTTTTTAAGCGTTTTAACTGATCCTTCAAAAGGAGGGGCATTTGAAAGGTGGATGACCAGACACACTAAGTCTTACGTGCCTAAAGCAGCCAGTCAGTTTACTCACCTAACGGGCGACGGTAGTATGAGAAAACCTCGGACGTTTATGGAAGCCATGAAAAGTCAGATACCTTTTGCTGCTAATAGTGTCGATCCTCTCAGAAATCTGTTAGGACAACCTATTAAGTATACTGATGACGGCGTTTTCTGGCGTGGGCTGAACGTAGTGAATCCATTTTTAATTAAAACCACTAGCAAGAATAACGTTCTAGAAACTTTGGCAGGGATGGACTATGCGTTTAGCCTTCCAAGCCACCAACTAGGAGGAAGGAAGGAACTTGATCTTCGTACCTTTAGAAATAAAGAAGGCAGAACAGCTTGGGATTGGTTTCAAGAACGAGTCGGAACCATCCGAGACAAAGAAGGATACACTCTAGAAGACCGTTTAGAGTCCCTATTTTCTGCTCCTTACTTCTTGGAGTTGACTAAACAAGCTAATGAAGAACAATGGCGTGGAAGTGGGCCTGACGCTAACGATTTAAGAGTGACACTAACAAAGATTATTCTTCAAGAATATCGCGCTGCAGCTAGAGCAGAATTACCTGTTGAGTTCCCTGAGATCAACAAGGTTCGTGAGTCTCTCGCCTTGCGGCAACACAACAAAGTCGAACGGCTTAAAGCTAAACTGAACTTAAACTAATGGGATACTCTAGATATTTTGTAACAGTTAATACTACTGGTAGTGGGGGCGTTTCGCATACGATCTCTAACCCTGACAATGCTGGTTTTTCATGGATCAATACTGACCACATTAAAGTCTATTTAAGCTCTGCCGACCAGACGCTGTCAGACTTTAAAACAGCCATATCGAATGGCACGGTTAGCCTTTTTAATCCATCTGATGGCTACACTCTAAGTGGCTCTACCCTGACGTTTTCAGGGCTGTCTGCCTCTTCCGAATACCAAATACAAATAAAAAGAGTAACTCCAAAGTTAAATCACGTTGTTGATTTCCAAGCAGGCGCACCAATAACTGAAACTGATCTTGACAACTGCAATAAATACACTTTATTTCGTTCGCAGGAGTTAGATGACGAGATAGCAGAAAACCTAATATCCTTAGCTGTTATGAAAACTAAGGCAGGGATTGAAGGAGATTTTGTAGATACCGATAGTGTGCAGACACTAAAGAATAAAACTTTTGTCGCCCAAAGTGGAGTTGATTCCAATTTTGATGGCGGCACTTTTACAGGAAGCTAAAACTAAACCCTCTATAGAAAATGGCAAATACCATTCAAATCAAGCGGCACACCAATTATGGTACAAACGCTGACCCCGCAACTACTGGGGGTCTGGCTTACGGCGAGTTGGCGTGGAATAACGAAGGCAAAAAACTCTGGATCGGGCGTCAAACTAGCGACGGGCCAGACGTAATAACCTCGTATCAATTAAACCCCGATGCTTCGGCAACTGTTAAAGGTCTAGCATCTTTTGATGCAACTGACTTTGCTGTTACAGGCGGAGCAGTATCCATAGCAGCAATGTCGGCAACGTTGTTGACAGGAACAATAAACAACGCTCGTTTATCTAACATTCCTTCTACAGCGTTAGCAGGCTCCATAGCAAACGCTAAGTTAGCTAACAGCACGATTGCGATAAACAGTCAGACTGCATCCCTTGGCGGTGGTTTTACTATTCAAGGTACATCTAACGAACTCGATGTTTCTACTTCTGGTACAACAACTACTTTAGGACTTCCAGATGACGTAACGATTGGCGGTGATTTAACTATTTCTGGAAACCTTTCAGTTACTGGAACAGTTGACACGGTTAGTGTTACCGACACAGACATAGTCGATAAAACCATTACTCTTGCTAAAGGCATCGCAGACGCTGCAACCGCCAATGGTTCTGGTATTACGATTGATAAAGCAGGAGCAAGTTTGACCTACACCCATTCGGGAACCAAGTGGTCAATGAACAAACCGCTGGAAGTTACTGGAACCATCACAGCAACTGGCGGTAACTCTGGAAACTGGAATACAGCCTACACTCATAGTCAAGCAGCCCACGCTCCGACTAATGCTGACGCAACTAATTCCACAAACGTAGCGGCTGCAGGAGCCGTCATGGACGGTGATTTCTCCAGCAATGGTATTCTAAAAAGAACCGGAGCGGGAGCCTATAGTGTTGTAACTGACTCTTCTGCTAACTGGAATACCGCTTATACTCATAGTCAGGCTACTCATGCCCCAACTAATGCTGACAATACTGCAGCTAACGAAACTTCTCATAGTGATGTAGTTGTAGATGGAGACTTTGGTAGCAACGGTATTCTAACAAGAACTTCTGCCGGTAACTATAGTGCTATTACGGATAACTCTTCTAACTGGAACGCTGCTCATACAGACCGCTTAAAATGGGATGGCGGCTCTACTGGGTTAAATGCTGGGACAGGAAGATCGAGCTTAGGACTAGATGCATCGTGGGTTCAGAGTCTTCACGCTTCTTACGACAGTATAGATGTAGATACAAGTGGGGTTACGGTGATTGACGAATTAACTGTTAATAATACAGGACACGTTACTGCTGCAACGACACGTAACTTATCTTTATCTGACTTCGGTACAATCGACGGTGGTACTGTTAGCTGGTCATAATTAGTTGAACGATGGCAAACACAATAAAACTAGCTCATTCTCATGTAAGTGGCGAAGAACCAGACACGCTGGATGCTGGTGAAGTTGCCATCAATACTAATAACCAAAAGATATGGGTAGGGAACGGTTCTGATAACACCCTCGTTTTTAACCACGCATCTTACGCCTCATCGGGGCATAGCCATAGCGTGGGAGACGGTGGGTTTACACAAAAGAACTTCACCACTACCTTAAAAAATAAGTTAGACGGCATCGCTACCGGAGCTACCAATACGGCTGCTCCTTACTACACAAGTGCTATATCTGTAGGAGATGGCGGGTTAACTCAGAAGAACTTCACGACTACGCTGAAGAATAAGCTAGATGGAATTGCTGCTGGAGCTACTAATACAAATGCAACAGACAATAACTTCACAAATGCTCTCAAGTCTAAGCTAGATGGAATAGCAGCAGGAGCCACAAATACTGCTGCTCCTCATTATACGAGTGCCATAGCAGTCGGGGATGGTGGACTTACACAAAAGAATTTCACTACAACCCTCAAGAATAAACTCGATGGTATTGCTGCTGGTGCTACCAATACAGCCGCCCCTTACTATACGAGTGCTATTTCAGTTGGAGACGGAGGACTCACTCAAAAGAACTTTACCACAACTTTAAAAAATAAGCTGGATGGTATTGCCACAGGGGCCAATAACTACAGCGGAGCAGATAAACTAAACCTAACTGGAGGTACTCTAAACTCTGGCGGTAACGATACTACATTATATGTTCAATGTAAGAATGCAGGCCGCGCTCTGGTTCAAATTGGTGACAGCACCGATGGAAGCCAAGGTACGGGTGTTCTGGAGATAACTCAAGATGGAAGCCACGGAGGGGGTATTTCGTACAACGGCGATAACTCGCCAGCGTGGGCTGCAGGTGAAACTGCGGATAACATAACCTTTTATAGGTTAAACGCTGGTACAAGAACTGAGGTATTTCATTATGCTTACAATGGCAATGATGTAACCTTTAATGGGCAAGTTAACTGGAACGGAGGTAACTCAGGCGACTGCGTAGTTGGAGACGGAGGGTTTTCACAGAAAAACTTTACGACCACTCTTAAAAACAAACTAGATGGTATCGCTGCTGGAGCAACTAATACGTCGGCTCCATATTATACAAGTGCAATATCAGTCGGAGATGGAGGACTTACACAAAAGAACTTTACGACAACTCTCAAAAATAAGCTAGACGGTATCGCTGCTGGAGCAACTAATACTGCAGCCCCTCATTATACGAGTGCGATAGCTGTAGGTGACGGGGGTCTTACCCAAAAGAATTTTACGTCTACACTTAAAACTAAACTTGATGGTATTGCTGCAGGAGCTACGAACACGGCTGCTCCGCATTATACAAGTGCCATAGCTGTTGGTGACGGTGGACTCACTCAGAAGAACTTCACGACTACGCTTAAAAATAAACTTGATGGCATAGCAGCGGGAGCCACTAATACCTCAGCCCCATATTATACGAGTGCTATTTCAGTTGGGGATGGTGGACTCACTCAGAAGAATTTTACAACGACTCTTAAAAATAAACTGGACGGGATAGCTGCTGGAGCTACCAATACTACAGATACATGGAGACCAGTAGAAGCTGGTGGAAACACTCTTGCCAGTAACGAAACTTTAGAGTTTAAATCTGGTTCTGGTATATCTATTTCGGAAAGTGGAGGAGAAGTAACTCTTACTTGTACGGTCACAGATACGAATACGTGGAGGTCTATAAGTGATTCGGTAACGTCCACATCATCAAGCGTTTCAGCCTCTAGTGCTGCAGTTAAGACGGCCTATGACCGCTCTTGGTCAACTTTAGCTTTAGGGCAGTCATCAACTACAGCACATAGAGGAGACTTGGGAACTGTTGCTTACAACCACAGTCAATCTACTCATGCTCCAACTAATGCTCAAGCTAATAGGTCAATAAGCGATTCGGTAACTTCTACATCTTCTTCAGTTTCAGCCTCTAGTGCTGCAGCTAAAGCTGCTTATGACCGTTCTTGGGTCAGTTCTGTAGGCACAAATACAGGGCTGTCAGGAACAATTACCTCTACAGGATCGATCTCGTTAAAGTTAGAGGATTTACCAGACATGACCCAAGGATGGGAAACCAATACGGATGAATTTATTGTTCTAGACAATGGAACCCAAAAGAAGAAACGAGGTGCGGAAATCTTTGGGTCTAACGCCTACAATAGCACCTCGATCCCTACAAATAATAACCAGCTAACCAATGGCGCAGGCTATAGGACATCTGCACAAGTAGATACTGCAGTTGGTGACTACGCAGGGACTATAGCTGCCACAGCCGCTTCTTCTTTATTTGGAGGTGGCGCAAGCGGCGTGACTAATAAAGGCATTAGCCAAGACATCGGCTATAAACTAATGAATGGCACAATGTCGGTAGGATGTGTGACTACAACTAATGGTACTTCAAATGAATACCTTCGTTACCACAATGGAGGCACTTTCACATGGGATACGATATTGTATAATCACCTTCAAAACATTAGTTCTTTAACTGCTTTACCATAATGGGATTATCAAGCTCAGATTTGCTGCTAGTTGAAAGAAGCGGCGTACCTTATAAAGAAACTTTCGGTAATCGCGCTAACATTGAAGATGATGATTTACTGCTAGTTGAGAGAAGTGGTGTACCTTATAAATGTACCTACTCTGATTGGGACGGTGGTTCTGGAGGTGGCGGTGGAGGTGGAGGTGGCGGCGGTAGCGACTCTTACGGAACCCATGAGTGGGCCAATTCTAATGGAACTCTTTCTATAGTCACCGAAACTGCGGGTGGGTCTGCAGATACAACTTCCTCATACCGCACGTTGTCTTATGCGATGTCAGTAACCGGAGGGAGTGGCTCTCTAGCCGGAAAAGCGCAAGGACGCTTATACATAGGGTTACGCATGAGAGGGACAACTTCTTATTACCATGACTTCTGCCTTGCGGGGGTTCAGTTTGTCAACAACGGGAGGACTGCATACATATCTGATTCTACCTACACTAACGGGTACGATTGGAACTTCCACAACACAGGCAACACAGACGGTTCAGGGAACTGGCAACGCTGTTCGTCTTCGTTATCCAGCCAGACGTACACGGTTGATCCCTCTACCTTAATTTACCCATACGGAATAGCATCTTCTTCTACAAATGGTGCTTGGAGCAGAGGCACTAGCACAGGCTCTACTTATACTGGAGCGGCTGATGGAGTTTATAGTCCTAGCGGTTACTCAGGAGGAGGAGGCACAATTATTTCGGGTAGTGGCCTTTATCTCGCACAGTCTAGTAACACGTATTTTATATACACCGAAACTTCAGGAAGCGGGTACTCCATTGGAACTACTACATTATGGATGAGAAGCCCACAAATTACTGTTAGTAATAATGACCGTTTTCAGGCAATTTACAAAGCCCAAGGAGGCAGTAACTCAACTAATGGCCTTGGCAGATACACAGGACAAGATGTCCTTTATTTTAGATTTAAATGAGTACACCGGCTGATACAGATTTAATTTTGGTTGAAAGAAGTGGCGTTCCTTACAAAGAAACTAAAGCTAACTGGGACACAGCTACTGGAGGGGGTGGCGGCGGTGGAGGAGGTGGAGGTGGGAGTGCAACCAATGGTATTGCTATTCAGTTTGCTCACGGCTCTATGGGAAGTTATTCCAACTCTGGCTCTCACTTCTTTGCATCAAATGGCGTAATGTTTGGAACTCGCACCGATTCTGCAGGCGCATACACTTTAACATCAACAACAACGAGTTCAACCAGCGGAAGGCCGAATACCAGATTAAAAATAGATGGTACGTGGTACGAAATAATCGCAGGAACGTCGTATACGTCTACCACTAGCAAAGGCCCGTTTAACGTCTACTACTGGAGAAGCATGGTTAGTTGGACTTTAACAGCGAGCGAAATCTCATCTGCTTCCGGTAAGACTTCAGGGGCCGTTCAGGCAATAGGGGTAAAAATGGATGACGCCCCTGCAAAGCAAATGCCAAACCATTACATTGGAGTTAAATTGGTCACAGGAGATGAAAACAGCAATAACACCGGAAGTGGCAACGGCAGCTACACACAAGTATCGTATGCAGTTTCCCGTAACTGGACAAACACAAGCTACGAGAACAACTACGTAGACACTACTTTTTCAACTAATCTAGCATGGAGTTAACATGGCATTAAAAGCAAAATATAAGAAACCTTTGCCTGAAGCACCGGACGGCAAAATAGACGCTTACTACAGAGTGAGTGATGCGCGGTGGAACTACGATAAACCTTTAGGCACGTTCGCAGTTAAGAATGTTACCTTTAGCGTTGAAGCATTTACATGGGATGATCCAAGAGAACTACTCCAAGATGACCACCGATACGATGAAGCTGTAGGTACTTACTCTATTCCAATGCCTGAAAATGGCACAAACGTAGAGACCATCGTTGACCTAGCGTATGCACATTTGAAAACCCTTGACCATTTTGCCAATGCAGAGGATTGTTGATGGAGGGATTGATGGAGGACAAGCTGCTAGAACAAGGGATAGCAGTTGTGGCTCTCTTTGGAGTGAGCTACTACGTCATCCGTTTGACTAACTTCCTTTTCCGAACGCTCGCTGGGGGTCTTGATGAACACAAAGAGATTACTATAAAACAAATAGATGCCTTAAATCAGATAAGGTCTACCTTGTGTGATCTCAAACAGGAAATGGTTAAACTACATGAACAAAATAGGATTTATAGGGATATTGATAATACTGTCTCTCAACGCTTGCAGAACTCCGAGCGGCCTAAAAGAGGTTGATTTATCCTTGACAGGACTAGAGATGGAGTTTTATGAACCTCCCGTGCCTGTAGTGGTTGTCACGAACAGCCCTACTAGGTCTATTCAGTATATACCCAATCAGTTTCCAGAACTGATGGACATGAGACCAAAAAAGAAGTAATATGTCGGAACATACCGTAAATATGGAAGAGACTAACTCACCAGAGACCATCGTTACTGCATTGCAGAACGTAAACCTGTTGTTTCAATCCGCCCATGCCAATATCCCTGTTGGCTTAGTGCCTGAAGCAGCTAAAGCGCAACAAGAAGGGTTACAACAAGCAGGCCAACAAGTAGTTACTGTACTTGAAAGTTTACTTCCTAAAGAAGGAGAGCCTGTAGTGTTAGAACCAGAAAAGACTGATGGCTAGTGGAAGAATACTTCAAAATCTTTGGCATCAATGGTACGGTGTTGGGTGTAGTGACCCTTACCGACGTTGAGCTAGTTTTGAAGATTACACTTCTACTTGTTACGATAATCTGGACAACCGGAAAAGCAGTAAACGAATGGCAGAAACTAAGGAACAAAGACTAGGGAATCTCTTTGATCTAGTATGTGATGACCTTACCCAGCGGATAAGAGTAGGGGAAGCCACATCTACAGACCTTAATGTCGCTCGCCAACTGCTAAAGGACAATGGAATTACAGCGGCCCCTACCGAAGCCTCGCCCCTAGAGGGACTAGCCAATGCACTTCCATTTCCTTCTTCTAACGAACTAAAAGAAACGAAGGTAGGTCAGTAGACCTCTTGATGATAAAAAGCCCTTAGAGGGCATCTTACGGCTCTGCAATGGCTCCTACTGTTCCCAAAGAGTTAGAGGATTTCAGGAACTTCCTCTATCTCACGTGGAAACACCTTAATCTCCCTGACCCTACTCCAACGCAATATGACATTGCGGAGTATGTCGATAATGGGCCTCGACGGTGCTGCATACAGGCTTTCCGTGGTGTAGGCAAAAGCTGGATTACCTCGGCTTACGTGTGTCATCAACTTCTTCTGAATCCAGCCCTAAACATTCTGGTTGTTTCAGCTAGTAAGACCCGTTCAGATGACTTCTCTACGTTTACGTTACGTTTGATTAGCGAGATGCCCATCTTGAAGCATCTTATTCCGAGAGAAGATCAGCGTAGCTCTAAGATAGCCTTTGATGTGGGGCCAGCCCCTGCAGCCCATGCGCCCTCGGTAAAGTCCGTTGGAATCACCGGACAGCTTACCGGAAGCCGTGCTGATTTGATTGTCGCTGATGATGTAGAATCTTTGAACAACTCCCTGACTCAGATGATGCGGGATAAGATTCAGGAGACAATCAAAGAGTTTGACGCTGTTCTGAAGCCAGACGGACGGATTGTGTACCTCGGTACTCCACAGACCGAGATGTCGATCTACAATGTCCTGCCTGAACGTGGGTATGAGATAAGGATTTGGCCTGCTAGAATCCCGTCAGATAAGATGATGCAGTCTTACGGCCACCGTATTGCTCCTTACGTCAAGGAGATGTGCGAAAGGCTGGCTGTTGGAGACCCTGTCGATGAGGAACGCTTTGATGACATCGACCTGAAGGAACGTGAGGCTTCCTACGGTAAGAGTGGCTTTGCTTTACAATACATGCTGGATACCTCTCTCAGCGACGTTGGGAGGTATCCTCTGAAGCTCAGAGACTTGATTGTCCATCCTCTGGATACAGAGGTAGCTAGTCCCAAGTTAACGTGGGCTAGCAGCCCTGAACTAGCTTGGAATGACCTAGAAGCCGTAGGATTGGCAGGAGACCGCTACTACAGGCCAATGGAGGTCGCTGAAGGCCACGCCAAGTACACCGGATCGGTTATGTCGATTGACCCTGCTGGTATGGGTAAGGATGAAACAGCGTATGCCGTAGTGAAGATACTCAACGGTCAACTGTTTGTGACTGCTTCAGGAGGCTTCCTTGGAGGATATACGACAGAAATCCTCAAGAAACTAGCCAGAGTGGCTCGACATAACAAAGTCAATTACATCGTAGTCGAAAGTAACTTCGGTGACGGAATGTTCAGTCAACTTCTTAAACCAGTACTAGCGGAAGACGTAGGATACCCTTGTACTGTAGAGGAGATTAAGCACAACATTCAGAAAGAAAGACGAATCATAGACACACTAGAACCCCTTATGAATACCCATAGGCTCATAGTGTGCAAAAGTGTCATTGAAAAGGATAAGGAAGATGAAGTATCTAGCGAACTCTTAGGTATGTCTGCCTCTCAGAGAGCATTATACCAACTGTTTTATCAGATGTCAAGAATAACCTTTGAGAAAGGGTCACTTCGACACGATGACCGGCTGGATGCTTTAGCCATCGCATGTGGATATTGGGTTGAACACATGCAGGCCCATGTGGATCGCTCCCACGCTGAATACCAAGACGAACAGATCACGAAAGCCCTAGAGTCCTTCTCTGATTCCTACAAGTCCTTATGGGGAGAATCTAAAGAGAGCAGCCTGTCATGGATGTAACCTGTACTGCGCGTCAGGAGTCCGTCAGGATCACTTTAGACATCTAGGGTAGCAGCACCCCTAGCTGTCCTCAGAAAGCCCTTAGAGAGCCTTAGAGACCCTTCTGGATAGATTCGGTGGAAAAATCCGAGGGGGTAACGTTTAGTCAACGTTGGTCTACGACCCCCCTTACCCCTAGTTCTACTGCTGGATACACTCTAGCGATCATGTCAGCCACAGAATCCCGCAGGTTTGTCTTTGTCTTTGTCGTTATCTGTAGTCTTTCTTACGTACACCTATCGATCCCCAAAGTGACGCCAGACTACTACGGGCCAAGCCTTAGTACTATCACGCTAAGACGTATTCC